TCAACACTCAACTACAGTATGTTCTTCGCCCTGCCAGATCAAGCCAAGCATCGAAAGGTGTTGATTCTTGACGAGGGTTCTGAATTAGAGGAACAATTAGTATCCCACTTCACATGTGAAATAGATCTTAAAGATCTACAAAAATATGATGTAGATTTCAATATGTTCCCATCAGATTCCAGTAATGATATTGCGGTATCAAACTGGGTTAAAGAGGTTAAAACCGAATTAGTTGAGAAATTGAAGAACTATATTGACTACTTTAAAAATAATGCAAAACTAAAAACTAAGCCAGAATATAAGAAAAAGCAGGGGGAATATTCAAAACTGTTGAACTTCACACGTTCAGTAAATACCCTACATATGACCTATTTCCAAGCGAAATATATCATTGATAAGGACTCTACTATCATCAAGTTCATTCCTCTGTATGTCAGCAAGCTTAGTTCACTGATCTTCAATTACGCAGATCATATCATTATCCTCAGTGCTACAATCATCAACCCAACTTCATATGCTAAGACACTAGGTATCGAGGAATTCAAGTTTATTGATGTGGATTCTGAGTTTGATGCGAATAAAGCCCCAATCCTTGTTAAAGCCGATCAGAGGATTAATTATGGGAATCAGCAGAAGATGCTTCCGATTCTCGCAAAACAAATTGAGGCTATTATTAATGATGAACACCCTAATCAAAAGGGTATTATCCACACAAACACACTTGGGTTTGCCAAATATTTGAAAGAGAATATTAATTCAGATAGACTACTTGTTCGCGAAACAGGAGTGACTAACGAAGATATTTTAGAGATGCATATGAATAGCTCTGAACCTACAATTCTAGTATCTCCTAGTATGACTTATGGTGTTGACCTTAAAGGTGATCTTGGTGAGTTTCAAATTGTTATGAAGACTCCTTGGCTACCAACCAAAGATCCTCGCACTGCTGAGATGATGAAATTGAGTAAAACATGGTATGCTGAAAAGATGTTATGTACACTTATTCAGGCTTGTGGTCGATGCATTCGATGCAAAACGGATGAATGTATCACATATATATTAGATGGTGGTGTAGTCACCGCACTACATCAATTTAAGAAAAAACTCCCCCCATCATTTTTAAATAGGATCATTTAATTAAATAGGTGTAGTGAATAACTACACCCATAATTTTGAGATTTCTGATCTACTTAGACTATTTGTTTCAGCGTTCGATGATACCTTCGTATTTAGACATGATGAACATAAAAATAGGAAATCTAAAATTGCGGTCAAATATATATTTGGACCGAAGCAAAGGGTGATGCACGACATCATCAATGCTGAAAAACACATCACACTCCCAGTAGTATCCATAGAGCAGACCAATGTTTCTAGGGATGCTACGAGGGTGTTTAATAAAGACCAATTCTTTTATAGAGCTAATTATGTAGCTGATGAAATAGTTAGTCATGCAAAAATACCGACCCCCATACCAGTGACAATGGATATATCAGTGACTATGATTGCGAAATATAAGTCTGATATTGACCAAATTGTTTCTAACTTTTTACCATATGCCAATCCATATTTCATGGTATCGTGGAATACACCCAAAGAATTTGGTACAGTTTTTCGTGACGAAATTAATTCAAAAGTTCATTGGGATGGTTCAGTATCATTTGATAACCCAACAGATCTACCTGCGACTGATAAATTTAGAATAACAGCAACCACCACATTTAAAATCGAAGGATGGATATTCCCAGCACATGAAGAAGTGTCTGCTCCGATATATAAAGTACATACAGATTTCACAAATGTAGATTTGATTACCGATTTTGATGAGATGGATGTAGAAGGTGGTTATAATGAAGCACTAAGCCTATCAGGAGAGACAGAGTTTGTTGAAGTATCTGCTGCTCCAAGCATGACCAACGCATTTTATGCCCTAAATAACAACAGATCTACCGCAGTGGTGGACGATATATCCTTGAATTTTAATGAGGATGTTTATATTAATATGGTTGGTAAGAGATTTGATTATACCAATACATGGTTCTTGAGTGGAGATATCACCACTTCCCTCCCCCTAACCTCAGTGGATACTATCCAGAGCGGAGTGTTAAGTGGATATAAATTAGACACTGTAGAGGTAGTCAATGACAATATTGCTATATTAGATATATTATCTGATGTGGTTAGCAGTGGTACATTCAAGATCATTACCCGAAACGATGTGGGTTGGGCAGCATTTGATTATACTTTTACAGTTGATTAAACGATAAAAATGGGTAAATAGTTATTATGGCAAGTAACGACTCATCAACCTCCAATAGCTCAACGTATGGGGGTGGATTAAAATCAAAGTTAGCATCTGGACCTTCTACAGTATATGCAGAGGTTAATACTACTGACGATAAAAATCCAAAATATAAAGATTTCCAAAAGGTGGGAATGAGGAAACCCGAAGTTCTGTCGAAGAATTCCATAGCACTAAGCAATGAATATAATAACATTGCGAATGCTGCTATCGACCAAGACAAGACATTTGGAGAGGTAATGTATGCACCAGCACTACAGGATAAACCTGCTCGACTTCGTGACTATAGAACAATTGCAGCAAACTCTGAAGTCTCTGATATTCTTGACGAAATATGTGACGAATGTATCACTATTGATGGAGAAGGGGATGTTGTTAAACTAACATTCCGAGATACTGATCTTGACCCAAAGATGCAAGGTAAGTTGATTAAAGAGTTTCGTAAATACGTGGGTCATTATAATTTGGAAGATCACGGTTTTGAATATTTTAGACGCTTCTTCACTGAAGGAGAGTGTTTCTTTGAACATATTATTCATGACTCTGCTAAGGATCGGGGTGTGTTGGGTGTTGTCAATCTCCCAGCAGATTTGATGGACCCAGTTTATAATAATATTCAAAACATGCTTATTAAAGGATTCTTATACAGAAAGCCTATCTTCGCCATTGATGATCCGAAGAAAGTTGAAGATTGGGAATTTATTCCGTTCCAAGAATCACAAATCGCATATTTCAATAATGGCACATATTCAGCAAACAAAGAATTCATTTCTCCTTTCCTTGAGAATTGTCGTAGAGCTTATCGCCAACTGACTCTCATAGAAGACTCCATTGTCATCCATAGAATGGTACACGCGCCTCTACGTTTCATTTTCAATGTATCTACTGGTCGCATGAACGCTCCCCAGTCAGAAGCATATATCCGTAAACTACGTCAACAATATTGGAGCAGTAAAACATTTGATGTTGATCAGAATGATGTTGTTAAGCGTTATAATCCTCAGTCAATGACAGACTCATATTGGTTTGCTCAGAGACAAGGACAAGATCCAACATCAGTTACTGAAATTGGAGGCAATCAAAATTATGGATCTATGGACGATCTCACATTCTTCCTAAAGAAACTTTACAGAAGCTTAAAGACTCCAACATCTAAACTAGATCCAGACGCATCGTATAGAGATGGTTCTGAGATTCTACAAGAAGAATTGAAGTTTGCTAGAATGATTATTCGCCAACAACGAAAATTTGGTGCTGCTCTGAAGAGAGGATTTTGGACACATTTAAAACTTCGTAATCTTGTAGACGAGCTAAGTTTAACAGAAGATGAATTATGTGTAGAATTCAATCCTCCTACAAACTTCTATGATATGCGCGAGTCTCAAAAACTTGAGCTGAAGATCAACACATATAACTCAATTGCTGGTGGTGAAGGTATATCAGAAACATTTGCACTAAAGAAATATTTAGGATGGGCTGATAAAGATATTATCCAAAACAGATCCTTACAAGAAGAAGATGCAAAACACAGATTTGTATTAAGTCAGATTGAAACACTAGGTCCAAATTGGAAAACTATCATGGCTCAAGGTGGAGCTGAAGGTGGTGGTATGGAGGCTGGCGGTATGGCTGGTGGCGCAGGTGGGGGTGGTATACCTGACTTTGGTGGAGCTGCTGCTGGGGGCGATATGGCAGAGGAAATGCCAATCGGTGGCGAGGAAGCCCCAATGGAGGCTGGTGGCGAAGCTCCTATAGAATAATAAATATAAAAAAAAAGCGAGGTATAATTACCTCGCTTTTTTTGTCTTTATTTTTTCAATTAATATTTTTTGAATTGAATAGCTGCCAATAGATTACAGGTCGATATCACGGAACATACATTAGAAAATCTATTATAATCAAACATGGTGAATATAATAGATCCTATTAAAAGACCGTAAGTTATACGCATGGCTAATTTGGTTGGGGGTGTATATCTCATGCATCTATTTAGTATGGAATTCCCAGATTGTCAGCAATTTTCTTAGCAATATCGTCTTTTGGTTTGAATGTTCCGTGCCATATATATTCATGCACATCTTCTTTAATAATAGTTCTATCGTCAGATAGTACATTTTTTTGTAAAGTGGTTGGTCCCAATGGTTTGATAACTACATTCCAATTACCTCTATCCTCCCCATCATTTGTGACAAAATGCATTACATCATTATATTGAGTCAGTTCGTGTGCGAAAGACATCCATCTTCGATGTATAGAGTCTGCCATCTCGGTGGATATGAGGAAATTCATCCATCCCAAATTGATGAGATCTTCAGACTTACATTTACAGATTTGACAATATGCCTCATTTACAAATATATTTAATCCAGAAGTGGTTGTCCTAAACATAGGTCTAGGGTTCAACCAATTCGAGGTATCAATTTCAGCTTTAATGACGTGTACAAAATTCTTTATAGACCCATCACTTAATGTAATCTCCTCCTCCACATTCTTTAAACGTATATCTATTCCTTTAATAGATTCTAGAGTTTGTTCAGATATAGCTTTGTGAGTCTTTCTCTCATCTTCCTTAGCCTCTTCTTCCTCTTCCTTACGCCTTATGCGGTTTTTCATCCAGCGATATGTTGGTATCAAAGTAACAGTTAGTCCTGCTACAATAGCACATATCTCTAGCATATTTTTTACATAGATTATATTCATGGTGTGATGTTATTAATACTATTTAATAGCTATCACTTGATGTTGTGAGTGTAAAATGCTAAATAATGCATATGAGTCTTCATGATAGTAACCTGTGCGAAGTAAAACCTATAAGCGCATTCCAATCCACAAACTTAAACTCAAAAATTGAGAGTTTTCAAGCCCTTGGACAACGAATTTTGTATAGTTTGGGACATCCATCCATTAATGTAGAGGTACACCCTGAAGGATTGTATGAAAATATTAGTATTTCTATGGAATTTTTTACTAAATTTGCAGGGTATACTGAGGAATACTTAGTATTTGATAGTAATTTATATGAAAAGAATAGAGGAATTCGTTTAGATCACCTATTCACAGTAGCCAATACTGGGTTCACACCAGCCCAAAGACTAGCAAAAGACCCCACAATTCGCAATAATCCCGACTTTTCCATTGATAATACCAATGAAGTGTATGTTGTGACAACTCCTATCGAATATAGCGACTTTACTGCTAGTTCAGCCCTAAGTGCTGTGATTCCAGAGAATGGTATACCTAAAATGGATATTATTGGAGGAGATGTTTATACAGACATCACTGAATATCTACCAGCATTATCAGCCAGCTTCCAGAAGGCAGGACAAACAACTATTACTAAAGAAGGTGCTGTTGCGGAAGATGTAGAGGTATATAATAATGCATTTGACTACGATACAATGGAATATAGAAAGGTTATTGCAGTTAAAGAGTTTGATGAAGGATCTACAACAGGTATTAATACGCTATTCACAATGGAGCAATCAATGGCTCAACAAACATTCTTCAGTCATGCAATGGGTAATTTTGGATTTGATCTAGTATCGTGGAATACTATGAAAGAGTGGCAAGAAACACGAGAAAAAGTGCTTGCCCTCAAGAAAGAAACACATTTTGATCAGAGAACTCAATACTTAAAACTCTATCCACAACCAAAAGATACAAGATATTGGGGAGTAATTTCATGTTATGTTGAAAGACCAATTAGAGATATTATTAAAGAACCTTGGGTATATCAATATGCATTAGCTCTTACTAAGATTACTTGGGGTCGCATACTTACAAAGATTTCAAATGTATCTTTGCCAGGATCTGGAACTTTAAATGGTGAACTTGTACTTAATGAAGGTTTGCAAGAGAAGGAAAGATTAGAAGAATTAATGCTAGATGGTCCAAGTGCTGGATTTGGTGATTCAGAACCTATCGGGATTTTCGTAGGATAATGAAATCATTTAAGAAATATATATTCGAGTATAGGGAATTCGATTCAGTAAAGCATGAATTAGAGGTTCTTGCTAAATTAGGTATTGCTGATGAAAATATTAAAGGCAAAGTGGATGCTATGTCTGACGAAGAATATGACGATTTTGAAATGGATTATGAAGGAGCTTCCGATATAGGAAGTGGACATTGGGGTACAGCATTCTTAGTGAATTTTGGAGGAAAGGATTATGTTGTTAAATTGACGAGTTCTGACGAGGAAATGTATTCAGCAATTAAGATTAGAGAGTCTAGGAGAAAATTTGCCAATGTAGCCAATATATTTGATGTGTCAGAGGAACATAATGCATATGTGACCGAATTATTAGATATTACTGAGGATATATGCACCATTGAACAATCATTGTCGGAAAAATCACCCGATTGGCGTGATAATTATTATGATCAGGAAGAGGATGGGTTAGATGACGAAGAGTTAAAGTTTGCTGATGATATTTCTTGGGGTCTTAGTGAACTAGGTAATATTGGAGTCGCACATACAGATTCTCACTGTGAGAATATAGGTATACGCCACAACGAAGATGGTAGTTATGACTATGTAGTATTCGATGTACAATAATTGATTATGAGGAAAGCTAGAAAAGAACTACCCTTGAAGATGAATTCTAAATATCGTCAAGGGTATTTTTACCCAAAACATAAGGATAAGTTTGATGGAGATCGTGCTATATATAGATCTGGACTTGAATTAAAGTTCTTTAAGTTCTGCGATTCCAACCCTAATATTATACATTGGGGCAGTGAATCTATTCGTATTCCTTATAAGGGACATGATGGAAAGATGCATACTTACTATGTAGATGGATACGTTATGATGAAGGAAGGAGATGTAGTGTCTAAATATCTCATTGAAGTGAAACCACATAAACAGACCAAGAAGCCTATTAAGAAGAAACAAAAGAAATCTACATTCATCTACGAATGTACTGAGTGGGATAAGAACCTTCGTAAATGGGACGCAGCAAAACATTTCTGTGAAAAGTGGGATATGAAATTCTTAATTCTTACGGAAAAGCATTTAAAATAGAAATAAAAGCATAAAATATATGCATTTACTATAAATATTGATATGTCCGTGAAACTGAAATTGATTGCAGAGAATCCTAATCCAGAAATGTTTGAAGGTTTTGAAGTGTCATATGTAGAGGAACAGAGGAACTTGAGCGAAGCATCAACGCCATCCCTATATATAAGTGGACCAATGATTGGTTGCAATTCTGTTAATAGAAATAATAGAATGTATGATCTTGATGATACCAAGTCGGAAGTCGATAGATATATTAACGAGATGGTAGCTCCTAAGA